AACCTCACCACAAGAGGGCCAATGCTGTTATCTAAAAGACACCGATGCAGTACTCACCTACTCAGGTTCAGCCTGGGTGGGCTTTGACGATAGCAACGCAATTCAAAATAGCATTGTGGATGCTAAAGGCGATTTAGTAGCAGCTAGCGGAGCAGACACACCCGCCCGCCTAGCCGTGGGATCTAACGGCGAGACACTCGTAGCAGATAGTTCCGCTACAACAGGTTTGCGCTATCAGTCAAACTTTGCCGCTGGAAAAAACAAAATCATTAACGGTGATTTTGGTATCTGGCAACGCGGCACAAGTTTTGCTACTGCTGGCGGCTTTCTTGCAGACCGCTACCGCTACGATGCAGATGGTTCAGGCGTAACTCGCGCTCAATCTCAACAAACATTTACACCAGCAACTGCACCAGTTGCAGGCTACGAAGGTCAATACTTTTTGCGTATGAACCAATCAGTCGCAGGAACAGGTGCAACCTACAACTCTTTAGCGCAAGCAATAGAGGATGTTCGCACTTTTGCAGGTCAAACTGTGACAGTATCTTTTTGGGCTAAGGCTGCTGCAACTACAACAATTCCAACAGTCAAGTTGAATCAAAACTTTGGTTCAGGTGGTTCAGGATTAGTTAGCACAACTGTTACAAGTAGCATTTCTGTTACTACTTCGTGGACACGCTTTTCTTATTCTGTTGCAGTGCCAAGCATTTCAGGTAAAACAATTGGTACTTCAAGTTATCTTAATTTGGTAATTGATTTACCGTTGAACGCAACTTTTACTTTAGATTTTTGGGGCGTACAGGTTGAGGCAGGTTCAGTTGCTACCGCTTTCCAGACTGCAACTGGAACAATCCAAGGAGAATTAGCCGCTTGCAGATATTATTTTGAACGCATTTCGCCAAACGCGGCGGGAAACGGTTACTCGGGTGTTGGTCATTATTACACAACAACTCAATGTTACACGGTGCAATATTGGGAACAAAAACGAGTTACTCCCACAACTACTAATTCAAACGCTTCTGGCTTTACTGCTAATAGTGCGGGTGTGAATAGAACAAGCACTGCGACTGCGGCAGACCAAATTACAACTTGGGGAATGGATTATTCCATTACTACTTCTGCCGTAACGCTTGGTGCAAGTGCTATTGTTGGACCAATATTCGGAACCTACATAGATGTGAGTGCGGAACTATGACAATAAAATATGAAGAATACATTTCTGAAATGAGTGGCAATAAACTCATCAAAAGAACAAATGAAGATAACACTATTTCGTTTATTCCTATGGATGAAGCCAACTCTGACTATCAGGCTTATCTAAACAAAGATAAGCCCGTGGAACACTTCACACCAATAGTTACAGATGCAGACTAGCTACAACGGCTGGCCAGCATCTAAGGATCAGGCTGAGATAGGCGTAAAGCCTTTTAAGGTAGAGGGCACAAGCCTAAAAATCCGCTGCGCTGAAAAGGTAGCGCCGTTGCTTATTAACTTTGCTAAAGAGTTCAACGAGTTAATAGAGCCAATAGAGGGCGGCACGTTTGACGATTGGGGCTATGCCTACAGAGACGTAAGAGGTGTGGTAGGCAAACTAAGTAACCACGCCAGCGGCACAGCTATAGACCTCAACGCAACTAAACACCCTTTAGGCAAGGTAGGCACGTTCGATGCAGCTAAGGTACCTATGATCCGTGCCCTGGCTAAAAAGTACGGGCTAACCTGGGGCGGGGATTGGACTAGAAAAGATGAAATGCACTTTGAGATAGCTTTAAACCCTGAAAAGGTCAGGGTTTTAATTACCAAGTTAGGGATAGAAAATGCCAACTAGCGCACAGGTCACAGTAACTACAACAGCTACATTATTGGTAGCAGCCTCAACCTTCGACCAAACCGTATGGCTACACAACTCAGGCGGCGGTGCGCTTTATATTGGCGCTAGCAACGTGACTACATCTAATGGTTACAAGCTTGATAATGATGACAAAATGGAGTTACCCGTAGGCGATAATGAAGGCCTTTACGGAATTGTGGCCTCAGGTACTAACACGGTTTTTGTACTTAAACAAATCAACTAAGGGGCATTTAAGGAGCAATACAATGAAAGAACAACTAAAGGCCGCGGCCTTGTCCTACCTACGTGCAGCTCTATCGTGCGTGGGCGCGCTATATCTATCAGGTATTACAGACCCTAAAGTACTAGCTAATGCTTTTCTAGCTGGGCTAATTGGGCCAGTACTTAAAGCTATAGCACCTAATGAAAAGCAACTCGGGATAGGCGCTAAGTAAGTGTCACAGGCCCAGGCATACATAGCCGTAGCTTTGGGGATTGCTACGCTTTCAGGGCTTATGGCTGGGCTTGTGCGGCACCTTGTTAAGTATTACCTATCTGAGTTACGCGATGACGGCAACGGCGGGCATAACCTTAAAGGTAGGGTAGAGCGTATAGAGATACGCGTAGATAAGATTTACGAGCTGTTGCTAGAGGAGAGACTCGCTAAGTAGGGCGTGTCGCGTTGTCTTTTGTCGGTGGGTAGGTTCATACTTTAACTACACACGCCGAGAGGGCTACTCGGATAAGTAGCGCATCGGCCTTAACAAAGGGCGAAAGATGAACAGTTTAGATCTAATGGTAGTAGGTATGGTTTGCCTGTTTATGGGCTTATTTATCTACGCAGCTTATGAAATGGGCTACAAAGTAGGCCTGGGTGAAGGCTACCTACGTGGCCGTAATATTGCTAAGGCACTAAAAGAGGCTGAGGCCAAGCGATGAGTAATTTCTTAGAGGGCTACGAGGATGTCAACGCCAGGATTATCAGAGCGCGTGCCGAATATCCCACGCTACGTTTAGTGGCATATATCGAGGATATAGACATAACAAAAGGTTATATTTTAGTTAAGGCTGAGGCCTACAAAGAGTACGAAGATCATCTACCTAGCGCTGTTGATTATGCTTTTGAGATGCGTAGTGACCGTGGGGTTAACCTGCATTTTTGGGTAGAAAACGCAGTAACAAGCGCTTACGGCAGAGTTATAGGCCTGTTAACACCTGGCGGTATTGCTCGCAGTACAAAGCAGGATATGGAAAAGGTAGAGGCTCTTAGCACTAAAGACGTAGCACCTGTTAGCGATGATTTATGGGCTACTACACCTGTAGCACAGACCATAGAGGCAGTTAAAAACGAACTAGGCGGCATCTACCTACAGGGCAAACCTGAGTGTAAGCACGGTGCCCGCGTTTGGCGCACAGGCACTAGCGCTAAGACAGGCAAAGAGTGGGGCAATTACAGCTGTATCGAAAAGAGCAAGGCAACACAATGTGACCCCGTTTGGTATATGCAGACATCTACAGGTTGGGCGCCCCAGGTATGAGCGAGAGCTACGAGTTAATTAACCTCAAAGAGATGACAGGCAAACTCTTTGTTAACGGTGAGTTAGCAGCTGAGTACAAGGTTGAACAATGCGATAAGTGCGCTCTTGTGGCACAACTAGATAAGTTTGGCTATCAAAAAAACAGCTATGAAAACATTATATGGTTTTGCAAAGGCTGCCGATGATAGACACAGAGCAAGAGCTATTTAACTACATCAAGGGCCGTTACCTAGAGGATCTAACTAAGTCATCTGACCAATATGAGTACCACGATGCTACTAGCACCCTGTATAGGCTGCATATAGAGCTAAAATGCAGGCACACCCATTACGATAATCTGCTCATAGAGCAAGATAAATATGATGCGCTAATGCAACAGGCTAAGCGCCTGGGCTTTACGCCCTTTTACGTTAATGCCACACCTAAGGGCATTTACGCCTTTAACCTGCGTAAGATAACGGTTAAGTGGTCAGTTAAAAGGCTGCCTGCTAAGACAGATTTTGACTCTCAGGGCCAGGTTGACAAGACCGTGGCCCTTTTGCCTATCTCAGAGGCGGTTCAGCTATGAGTGAGTTAATACGTTTTGAGTGCCGTAGCTGTAAGAAAATAACAGAGCAGATAGAGCGCATAGTTACAGATAACCTGCCTGCTAACGTAAAAGTCTTACAATGCAAGGTATGTAGCAAAATGAGCGTTTGCCTATTGGTTAATTATGCCGATGTATGAGTATGAGTGTATTAGCTGCTCAATACGCTATGAGGTACAGCGATCTATACACGATGTAAACATACCTAAGTGCTGTGGCTTTGATATGCGCCGTATTTATGACCCAGTAGGTGCCATATTTAAGGGCACAGGTTGGGGCAAGGATGCTAAATAGTTATCCACAGGAGTTATCCACAGGCACTAATAACTGTGGAAACACGCCCAACAGTACGCTCAATGTTGCAGCCTGTTTGACAAGGCGTGTAGCATCACAACTCGCTGGCGAGCCGCTGAGGCGGATAGCTCGCAGGCGTAGTTTGGTGCTTTTGGCCGTGCTTTGTGTAATTGGGATTACGCCAGCTAATGCAACTGATCCAAGCAAAGAAAACTACAAGATATATGCACATCTAAAGCTATTAGATGATAAACAATACAGATGCCTGGTTACCTTATGGCGTATGGAAAGCCAATGGTCACCTACAGCTAAGAATAAAAAGAGCAGCGCATACGGCATACCTCAGCTGCTAAAGATGAAAGAGACTAACCCATATAAGCAGATAGACTTAGGATTGAAGTATATTGCTAAACGTTATGGCAATCCTTGCAAAGCGTTAGATCATCATAAGAAAGTAGGGCATTACTAATGGCTAATCGTGGTGACCCTAGACTAAAGCGGGCATACCGTGACGGGTTCCGCACCAAGATACTGCAGCGTGACGGTTACGTATGCTTTTACTGTGGCCAAGATGCAGACCAGGTTGACCACGTTATCCCAATCTCTAAAGCGCCTGAGCTAGTAGTCAGCCCTGACAACGCAGTAGCTTGTTGTAAGCGTTGCAATACACGCAAGGGGAATAGGTCACAGGGCGTTTTTTTAGCCACAAGTGCTACCCCCCCTGTCTTTTCTGCCTGTTTATCCCCAAAAACGTCTGTAATGACCCAGCAAGGCCCTTGCGCTGGCCAACCCAAGCAGGATGTTAACTAATGGCAACCAAAGCTAGCCAGCCCTTACGAGGGGCGGTGAGACCACGCCTAGAAAATAAGCCGCTTAAAGGTTTAAGCCGAGGCGATGAAGTCGCACAGCTGGCAGAGGATATTGGCCTGCCGCTTTTACCCTGGCAACGCTACGTGATGCAAGATATGTTGACAATAGATAAAAATAAAATGTTTATACGTAAGACCAACCTGTTGCTAACGTCGAGACAACAGGGCAAAAGTCACCTAGCGCGTATGCGTATTTTGGCGGGCTTATTCTTGTTTAACGAGCGTAACCACGTGGTTATCTCCTCTGCACGATCTATGGCATTAACTACCTTTAGAGAAGTGGCACAAGCTATAGAGGATGCACCTATCCTAAAGAAAGAGCTAAAGAGCATCCGCTATGCCAACGGTAATGAGGCCATAGTATTAAAGTCAGGTGCCAGGCTAGATGTACGTGCAGCTACACGTGACTCAGCTCGCGGTGCCACGGCAGATTTTCTATTTATAGATGAGCTTAGAGAAGTTGACCAGGTTGCCTTTGCAGCTGCGATGCCTGTAACCCGTGCACGGCCAAACGCCCAAACCCTACTGGCCAGTAATGCAGGCGATGCTTTTAGCGTGACCTTAAACGAGTTACGCGAGCGATGCCTGGCGCATCCGCCCGAGTCACTAGGTTATTACGAGTACAGCGCGCCACAGTTTGCAGCGCTAGATGATCGTAAAGCGTGGGCGCAAGCCAACCCAGCTTTAGGCATATTGGTAACCGAGGCCTCAATTCAAGAAGCGTTAACGACACAAACCACAGAGCAATTTAGGACAGAAACGTTATGCCAATGGATCGATAGCCTACAATCACCGTGGCCCCACGGTAGTGTCGAAGATGCCAGCGACATCAACCTAAAAATGGCACCTGGGCCTTTAACTGTTTTTGCCTTTGACGTAAGCCCGAGCCGCCGCGATGCAAGCCTCGTTATGGGCCAGCTTTTAAGTGACGGGCGCATAGGTGTAGCTGTATTAGATACCTACAGCTCACAGGTAGCCGTAGATGAGTTAGCTATAGCTGCAAGTATTAAAAAATGGGCCGATATGTATTACCCACGTATGGTTTGTTATGACAAGTACACCACGGCATCCATAGCCCAGCGTTTGCAAAATGCAGGCGTACAAACGCGAGACGTATCAGGGCAGAGCTTTTATAC